TCATCAAAACAAATAGGTTCTGTTGTTGCTGCATAATGCACAACGAGTCTTGGTTCTTGTTGTGAATAGTCAAAACAACCCCAGGTATGATTTTTTTCAGGAATAAACAATCCTCTAATCATAGGTCCTAAATCTTTATTTCTTGCAGGAATTTGTTGTAGATTTGGATTAGAATAACTAAATCGTCCTGTAACTGTTCCACCTTGATCTGATTTAATAGGATTAATATCCGCATGAATTCTACCTCGATGAGAAAACTTTAAAATAGTATCAATAAATGTTGTGTGTGCCTTGTTTATTTCTCTTGCTTTTGCTATCTTCTGAACAACGGGATGCGGATGCTCCTGTAAAAAATTTTTAGTAAAGGATGGCGCTTGTGATTTTGCAGTTCTGGAATAAGGTAAAGAAAGTTGGTCAAACACTTTTCCAATCGATCTTGCAGCCCATATTTGGGGTTCTATTCCTGTCTCTTTTTTTACTGCTAGCAATAACTCTTCTTCTTGTGAAACTAGCTGTTGTTTCAGTGTATGAGCTTTTTCAACGTCCACACGGACACCCTTAAATTTCATATCAACCAGACATGGAAATAAATTTGTCTCCAGGTCAAATATGTTTTCTAAATTTTGTTTTTTAATTTCTCTTGATAAGACTCTAAATAATTCTAAAGTTAACTCAGCATCTTTTTCTGCATATGCTCCAACATCCATCGCAGGAAGTTTATACATTTCAGATTTAGCATCTACACCTGCAGCTTCTGCTGCCGCTTTTAAACCTTTTTCATCTTTAACTTCACCTAAATAATCATAGGCCACACTATTTAATGAATACCATAATCGATTCTCATCAATCAAAGACATCATCACCATGGTATCAACAATGTGTCCATTAATTTGAATACCATAGGATCTTAACCAACAGACATCGTACATGGCATTGTGAAATATTTTTGTATTGTCTGCTTTACATACATCAGTAACCCATTTTAAAACTTTTGTTTTATCTAAATTACCTTCACGATGACCAATAGGATAATAACCTGACCAACCTTCTACAGCGACAGCAATACCAATAATTTCTCCACGGCCTATCACTGAACCAGATCCTCTTGTTTTTAAATCAGGGTCTTTTGTTTCTAAGTCAATGGCCACATAAGGGTAACCAGATAAGTCTGGAAAATTTTCAGGACATATCCATTCTGTTGCTGCGTTAAACAATTACTTATCCCATTCCTTTCTTAGTCTATCAATTTCTAATTCACAGTAGTGAATAATTTTGTTGAGGTCTTCGATTTGATTTTTTTTCAAATACCTAACTACATATTTTATTACATTACCCTGAAAAAAGTTCAAGTCATTGGACATAATAAAATTATATGGCTGTATTTTTATTTTATAATGTGATCCTCCAATTTGTTTTTCGTCTGCATTTTCTTTTGTCATATGTCTTCTCCTATATAGTATTGATATTCTGAATCTTGATTCATAATATACAATTTGTTTTTAGCTCTTGTGATTCCCACAAAGAACAAACGATGTTCTGGGTCTTTATTTACTTGAGCCGAATCGTAAATAATTTTTTCTAAATCTGTAAATAAAATTACATTCTCACACTCTTCACCTTTAACAGAATGTATGGTTGAAACTTTTATTCTCGCTGGTTTACTTAGATCCTCGCCGCTCGCCACGAGGTCCTTGATATATTGTTTCTGTGCTTCATCCATCTTCAACACAGTCCAATCACCAGATACATTGAGTCCATGATTCATTCTTAATTCATCAATATCTACAGAATCAATGGCATCAAAACTTTGACCTTTAAATTTATGTTTAACTTCTGCTTTGGTTAAATGTTCATAAAGAATTGCAGCTTCATCTCCAGATACTCTCGCACCTTTATTTAATCTCTCCCAAACATTGATGGCTTCTAATAACTCAGAAGGCAATAAGTCATTGAATTTACAGTCAAATCTGTAACCTATGGTATGTAAATGTTCAACAATAGGTTTCATTTGATCATTGGTTCTTGTTAAAATCATCCATTCTCCTGTGCTAAAATCAATATCCGTAATATCTAAATGATCAATCACTTCACCTTCAGCATCTCTTGGATTCCATTCTTTCTGCATTCTCTCTTCCATATTCATCAACACAGATACTGCGACTTTGTGAATTGCACGAGGTACACGACGTGACTCAACTTGTGCATCTATCTTACCTTTCAAATTTATAAACTCACTAGGATCTGCTCCTTGAAAAGTATAGATCGCTTGATCGTCATCCCCTGCAATGTATGATCGCTTACATTGTTGTTCAATGTAATAAAACATTTTCCACTGCAGAGGATTCAGATCCTGTGCTTCATCAAGAAAAACTGCGTCGAGGGACGGACACAATTTCTTCTCAACAAACTTGGTCAACATGTCTGAAAATTCAAACATGGTATAATGATCTTTATAATCAGTAAGGTCTTGTTCTATCTGATATAATAAATCATCATCAATTCTTGTATCAAGTTCAAGTTCGTATACGGCATCCATAAGATTAATTTGTTTTGCGCGTGAATATTCTATCGCTTTCATGTATGGATTTTTATATTCTCTATATCCGGATTCAGATTCATAGTTTTCAAAATACAAATCATCACAAACTTTAGAAAAATTTTTAAATGCATTCCAGTTTTTACCTTGAAGGAGTTGTGTATTTGTATCAATTCCAAGTTCTCGTTTACCCATGGCATGCATGGTTGAAATGTATTCAAATTCAAACTGTGGGTATGCATCTGATATTCTTTTTTGTGCTTCTTTTGCTGCGGCATTACTAAATGAAATATACGCAATCTTTTTTGGATCTGTTTTAAGATCAAACAATTCATGTTTTAAATGTTTATGAATTAACGTATGTGTTTTACCTGTGCCTGGTGGTCCTGGAATTATGATTCTCATTTTTCAAACTCAGCTTTTTTCTTTTCATTCTTTCTAATAATTGTTTGATTTAGAGTAAGTCCTTCAATCTGCCAAACCTTCTCACTTTTTTCATTTATTTTTTTAGTTACTTGTTTTGCTTCAAATAAATTTTGCATCAAACGAATGGTTTTATTGTAGTTGTAAGTTTTATCTTGCCACAACCTTGTACCTAATAAATGTTTCCAAAAATGTTTAAACTTAAACCAACTATGTCCATTCTCAGAAAATGCTCTACGTTTTAAAATATCATCTATAGATTTTCCATTACGACTTAGATATTCTATTAATGCATTTTGTAATACAACATCAATTCTCATATCATCTGGAGCTTTTAATGGTTCATCCATCTCTGCTAGAAGTTTATTTAATCTCTTCTTCCACATCATTTTATTTGTAGACAATAATGTTTTGTTAATGGTCATCATTGCTAATTTTGAAAACTTATCTGGATCATGTAATGTATCAGGATCACATTCTATAGTTTCACCATCTGCAGTTACAAAGTAAACTGGCGGATCCGAATCCAACATTCTAATTCCTGTAATATCTATATCCGGTGCACCTGACTTACCAAACTTTCTAGTGAAACATAACTTGTCCTGACAAAAATCACATATTGGCTGATCTTTACATTTATAATCATAGTCTTTTTTCTGTAATGATTTTGCAACTAAAATGACTTCTTGTGCTTTTATTGGTGGATTAATATATTTTTCTTTATTATAATCTTCCAATTTATTTTCCCATTCTGCAGGAAATGCTTTCTTAAGATAAACTCCAATATTATATAAACCATTGTTTCGTCCACCTTCTTGTATACCACCTTGTTTAGTTAAAGTTTGTAAACATGGAGGACCATCAGGAAAATCTGTTTCTTCTTTCGTATTTTTATTTAAATGTAATCCTTGTAATCCTGCTTTTGAAAGCGCAACCTCATCATAGTAATTACAAAACTTCTCCATAGTCATTGGTTCACCTTCTTCATCAAATGCATATCGACTTGATTGATTACCGTTATGGTATGGCATATTTAAAAAACTACCAACATCTCCTCGTTCTGCTTTGATGGTATTTTGTTTAGGAAATATCTCTACACCTGCATGACCAATAATTGATGCCATCGCAATCAATTTATTTCTCATGAGTATCGCAGGAACAAATTCTTTTACAAAACAAAAAACATGTGCTCCACCAGATTTTGATCTAAATACAATTAGTGGAAGTCCTGCCTCTTTTATTTTCTTGATTAAATCTTTGTGATTAAAAGGATAGGTGTCAATATCAATGCATCCCCATTTACATTCATTATCTTCATTGATTGGTACAATCCCCAATGCAGGTTCGACCCCTTCAACGTGTTGTTTCCAAAGTAAATCTGTAACAGGTTTTTTAATTGTGTAAGACTTAACTTCATTTTTACCATCTCCTCTTATTTCATTTGTTATTCTAGTTTGGCCGTAGGCATTTTCTAGACCTTCAAATATATCTTGTAATCTTTCTATCATTTTCCCTCCTGTATGTGTTTGGGCGGCACATATGTACCGCCCAATTGTGGCAACTATTTGTTAGATTTATCTAAGCTTGTATGAAAGTCTTTTGCTCTCGTATACAAAGCTGCATCCTCAACAGGTCCTGCTAGTGATACATTGAAACCATACCATTGATTACCCTTACCACTATTTAAAACAGAAGTAAGTTTGTAAGCAAATGCAAATGAAGCAGGTGTAAAGACACCAGATTCATCTTTCATGGTTTGAGACATTTGAAGAGATAACCATTTTCTAGCTACCTTACCTTGAGATGAACTCATAGATATCAATGCTGTTTCAGCAGATCCATCATCCCCTAAAATTAAAACATAGTTTTGATGCACAGTTAAAATATAATTACCATTAGGTAATCTATCTTTTGCACCATCTTTTGTTGTTTTAGAAAGGATATCAGAATCAGCAGAATAAATTTGTTCTGGTCTACCTGATCCAGTACCAAATTCAGCCCACTCTTGATATTCCATTTTGTGATAACAAGGAATTGCATTGATTCCTGTGTCACCATCATACAGTCTTTTAGTTACTGTATTTAAGAACATACCTGGTTCTGCACCTTCAACATAATTTTGATTACGTTTCTGTGCTTCTCCAGATCCATTCTGTAATAGTTTTAAGATCGGTAAAGCAAGTTGCTCTTGTTTTACATTCTCAAAACCTTTCTCAGAGTCTTCTCTAAATAAAATAGTAGAAGGCATCTGAGTTTTTTTTGCTTGTACTTGTGTACTCATAGTTTAGCTCCTTTTTATATTTGTACGGTTACCCACGTAAGTTTTGAAGCAGTCAGGAAGTTCGATTCCAGACTCGTGACATTCTCTGACTACTCCTTT